TGTCGCATTGGCTAACCAGTACGGCCTGCCTGAGGAGAATGTGGCCGTGCATAAAGGCACCAAGGCCAGAGGCATTCAGGCTGTGCCGGGATTCAACCCGACAGCCTCAGTGGTAATGACTGCCGGTGTTGCTGACAGCCAATACAACCGGGTGGCGCAAATCTACAACCAAGCAATGCAAAAAGCCTTCGACGACGAAACAACGGAAATGGTCAACCACATGACCGAGGCCATGCTTGCAAACGGCAAGGTTTTGGTGGATAACGGCATCGACATCAAATGAACGGCGTTGCCCTCAGAGCTGAACAGGCGCTTGCGGATTATTTCGCAGCAGCCTCGTGGCCTGACGACTCCGTGCTGTTGCTTGAATCCGGCAGCCAACTATTACTTCAAGACGGCTTTTCAATCATCTATTCCCAAGGACTTGGCGCCCCAGATGCGCTGCCTTCGTTCTCCCGAGGCGAATACGAGGACGAGGACATTCAAGACACGATGCCAGCATTCCCGCGAATCATTGTGTCGGCTCAGTCCGCGGCGCCGGTTCAGACGACCGACCTCACTTGCGAGGTGCAGTTGCAAGTCGAGCTTCAGGTTTCAGCCGATGATTCCACCCGGGTCCAGATCCGAGAGACTGTAGGACGCCTTGACGGCTTGATCCTGCCCTTGTTTGACGACAATGGGTCGGCAATCTTGAATGCGGGTGTGGAATCCGAATGGGGGCCTTTCAATTGTCAGTTTGCGGTACCCGGAGACTTTGGCGGATCCTCTATCGCAAACCGTTCAAGGACCTATCAACGCACCTTTTCAATTTACTGTTCCGCAACCATCTAACACCAAACACACATGGCTAATTCACTAGGACGGGTTTATCGTTTTGGGTCGCCGGCAACGCTCGAGTTTTACAACAGCGCCGGCACTCTCGTTGTCACTGCTTACACGTCGCCGGACATGGAGTCCTACGATCTCCAGCATGAATCCGATACCGATGAGGTCCGGAACAGTTCGGGCGAAGTTGTCGGTCACATTGCCTACAACAACCGGATCACATTGACCGTCAACTTTATCCCGGCAGGCGCCAATTCTTCTGATGCATTGAAGGCAATGTCTGCCCCAGACGCAAACGGAACCTGCATTCTCTCAGGCGCCACTGTTGTCCAGTTTGGCGGATATGCCGATGCAATCAATGCGCCGACCGGCAACCGCTGGATCTATTCTGGTGGAGCCTCGTTGAAATTCACTCAGAGCGGCAAGGTGACCGGAACCGTTACCCTTAAACGGTATTCTGGCCTTACGGTCACCGGCGCCGCCCTCACATTGAGCTGATGACCCAATTGGCCGACATCCTAAACGCTACAGCCGAGCCTTGTCCCGTTGTGATGGGGCTGCGGCTGGTGCCGTATTCTGTCGGCCATTCTTTGGTGCTGCATCGGATTGGGTCGCCGTTGGTCATTGGAGGCCATGTGGACCGGGCAAACCTGATGGAGGCTGTCCTAGTATGCTCTCAGCCTATTCAGGAATCACTCAAGGCCATGCGGTCTCCAATTCGAGGTTTGGTCATTTGGCTGTGGGCAAAAAGAATCAAGCGCCTTTCATTCGATGCAGAATTTGAGAAATGGAATGATTGGATGGCCAGCCAATCGACGGCGCCGGAGATCCTGAGCAAGCCAGGGAAAGGGCGCCCGCTGGCTATGCCGTGGCCTGAAAGAATGCTAGCCTGCTGCATGGACATCGGTCTGCGAGAGGATACCGTCTTGGCCATGCCAATTGGTGACGCTGAGAGGCTTGTTTTAGCAAGAGCCGAGACCCATGGCGACGTTGAGCTGTGGAGCCCAAAGGACGAAGAGCTTTGGCGCTGGATCAAACAACAGGAAGCAACCAACAACTGAAACCATGGCTATCTTTTCACTACTGGCAAAACTTGGTTTGGACGGTACAAACTTTGAGACCAATCTAAAGAAGTCTCAATCGCTGGCCAAGAGTGTTGGACGTGAAATATCGGGCACACTGGCTGGCATTTTTGCGGTCGATAAGCTGGCCCAGTACGGCATGGAGGCGGTCAACACTGCTGGAAAACTTCAAGACCTTTCAACGCAACTAGGTGTTTCCGCTAAGTTCCTGCAGGAAATCAAGTTTGCCGCAGAGATGGGCGGATCAAGCCTTGAAGAATTCTCTGGCGCACTTGAGAAAATAACGATTGCTCGAGGCAAGGCCTTGGGAGGAGACCAGGGGCTTCTCAACGCTTTTTCCCGATTTGGCGTCACAGCTCAAGAGTTGAAATCAGCAAAGATTGAAGATATTTTCCTTAAGATTGGAGCAGCTTTTGAAGGTGACGTGAATCCTCAAAACCTTCTGACACCTTTCCGTGAACTGGCAGGAAAAGGCGCCGGCGCATTAATACCAGCAATGGCAGATGGCCTTTCAGAGGCAGCAGATCAAGCCCAGCGCCTAGGCCTTATTATGTCTGACCAAGTGATTCAAACCCTGGACGAAGCCAACGACAGGGTTGAGATCATGAACAAAACAATGGCCGCAGGTATTGGAAGCGTTATGGCCAATGTGATTACTCCATTGTTTCGACAGCTTGAGGCTATTGGGTCTTCAATTCAAACTTTCGGAACTATGGTTTTTAGCGGTAAGCAGATTTCCGGAAAATCCATTACTGACAACCTAAAGTTCCTCTTCAGTCAATCAGCTCAAGCGTACACCGCTTCTTTAGATGAACAAGATCAGGAGGTGCAGATACGTCGTGAAGCTCGAGAAAAACGAGCTGAAACAAGACGAAAAATTGAAATGACCCCCGAAGGTGAAAAACTGAAGACCGTAGCCGTTTCCGCAGCCACCGGCGACCAGCTTGCGCGCACTGGGGGATTTACTGCTTTTCAGACTAACATGGACCGCTACTTTGGTTCTGTAAGGACTCAAGCCCAAGACATACGGGACATCGCAAGAAACACGGATCGCACCGCTAAAGCCGTCGAGGAATAACATGGCAACGATTCAAGGCACACCAAACCCAGCGGACGGCGAATACATCGAAGTCAGCCGTGCTTACGACAACAGCGGCAATGGGCGGGTGGTCCAACTGGTTTTTCGAGGTGACAAGAATACCCTCCGGATCGCCTCGGCCCAATGGGTGGCACTGGGCGCTAAATACAACATTCGAGAAGATGGTCCGTATTCCGAGGCTACGGTCACAATCGGCGGCAATTCATTTAACCCGGACCGACCCATTGAGGGCCAGACAGCGCCGCAGGTGGGTGAGTTGGCTGATATTCGCTATGAGTTCCGCACTGATTATGTCGACATTAGTGTGTTTGCGCTGCCTGCCGTAGCAAAGGAGGCTGAAGCCACTGGAGACCCAGCCTTTTACAAGAAAACAATTGAAGATGTGGTCAGGAATGGTCAAAAGCTTGTAGATGTTTCGCCTCTGGGAAACCTGCCAATTGCTCGCCGCATTTGGGCAAAGCTGGCCCGAGGCGAGGAATCCTTTCCAGTGGCTCGAGTAAGCTTGACGCGTATTGCTACCTTTTCAGGAAACCTTGGTTTACCACAAGTTCCTCAAGGCATTCCCCCTGTTTACACGCCAATATCTTTTGGCATTTCTTGGAACCTGCCATTCTCTGTGCGAAATATGCTTCCCCCTGTTCCGGTCGACCCAAACACCGGACAAATCCAAGCACCATCTGGCACCGCTTGGGGCTGGAAGCAGACAAACTATTCAACGAGCCTTGTCACAAAGACAAACCAAGTTGAGCAGGTTGTCTCATGGACATTTGCCCCATACGATCTCGACATTTACCCCTTCTTTTAACCTCAACTAACCCACCTCTATGGCAGACGAAATTCAAATGACCGCCCGGCTGTACGCTTCCAAAAACGGAGCCTACCTGCCTTCAGTAACCTACACCAAGAGCGCCACCATGGTCGGCACCGACATGGGCTCTCAAACCCAAGTGATCGGCTTGACTGTCGAGGCTCTTGACGTGCCGGTCGATGTCACCAGCCCGTACAAGCTACTGATCAGCAACCTCGACAGCACCAACTACGTCGAAATGGGTTTTGTGTCCGGCACCTACACCATGCGCATCCCGGCCGGCGAGACCATGCTAATCCCCTACGTCAGCGCCACCCTCTACCTGCTGGCCAACACCTCTGCGGTGACTGTGCAGGCCACTTTTTGCGAGATCTAATCGACCAACCCTATGGCAAACGAAGTCGAGATGAGCGCCCGGCTGTACGCCAGCAAGGGCGGCGCCGTGATCAATTCGCTGTCCTACAGCGCGGTGGCCAACATGACCGGCACCGACATGGGTCAACAGACTCAGGTGGTTGGCACCACCGACGAGGCTCTGGACCTCACCGCCGATCTGTCGACACCCTACCGGCTCTTGGTAGTCAACTTGGACCTAGTCAACCCGGTCTCCATCGGACCTTCCTCGCCCTACTCGTTCCAGATCCCGGCCGGTCAGTTCATCCTGATCCCTTGGGTGGATGCGACAATGTACGTCAAAGCCTCCAACAGCCCCGTCAAGATCTTCGCCCAGTTCTGCGAGCTGTAAACCATGCCTTTACAACTGCCATCCAAGCTCTCCGAGCGCGGCCTGAAGGCAGACCATGCCCGGGCCATCAACCAATTGATTGAGGCCGTGCGCCGGGTCCAGCTTGTTGCCGGGCCCGGCCAGCGTGTCGAGCAGAATGCCAATGGCACGACGCTTAAGACAGCGGTAGGCTCGACTACGGTGCAGACCGCCGAGGAATCTTGGTTTTACTGACCCATGCCATACGCCCTCGGCAGGCTCGACAAGATGTTCACGGCCGCAAACCTGAACACTCTTTACGGTCGTTTTGACAAGAAGTGCCAGGCAGCGCTGAACGGCATGGGGCCTTTGTGGGCGAGTTCTCGGTTCTCACCCTTTGCCCAATGGTCGGCGCCATTTCCGTATGGAGTCTGGTATGTCTACCGGAACGACCCAGACACCGCCTTAAGGTTGAAAGATGACGGAGGTGTTCCCAGCCCGTCCATCCCTGGCATTGGCTACTACCGGGACGAGCACAATCAAGTGGCTGCTCGCATTGAGCTGTCGAAGCTAGAAAACAAGCACCTCGATGTGGCCGGCGGCCAGGTCTACGTCGACCACCACAGCACCATAGGGGATCCGTTTACCTGTGACGTTGGCCGAATCCATTACAGCTTTGAGCTGTTGCGTCGTGAAGTGGCTGGCATTGAGTACGACGTGCACCTGGGCTGGGATCCACAGGTAGGATCCGGCCTGACATCCTATGTGCGCGGCAGCCTCGGTCCTTCCGACCCTACACTGCCTCCTGGCCGGATCCACAAACACAAGCTGGCCGTGGCTGAAATTGCCATTGAGGGCCTAACCGACTTCCGGATCCTGAACACATACCAGCGTTACGACTGCTGGCGGGTCCACAACTGCGGGACCTCTACCGTGCAGGTGCTGCTTCAGTTGCCCGACGGTAGTGCCGACAGGCAATTCGTTGGTCCAGGAGCCGTCAGAGCCTTTCGACGCCGCCAGGATGGCACATGGGCTACACGCTGGCCTAACGGTGGCTTCTGCTACCATTTCTTTCCCTACTTCCCGGGTGACGTGCCCTACTTTGCCGAGGGACCACCAAGCTGGCAGGGCGCCAACACATCGGACTTCCTGGCCTTGGAACGGTCAGCCCAAGCCAACAACGTGGCTAACCCGTTCATCATGTTCGACTGGATGCACACCATGGACGCCCAGATCGACCCAGATGTGGAACACGACATCCGGCAGGTTTATCCCGGAGCCTACGCCGACCCCGGCGACTTCCGGCAGCAACTTGGCGATCTGGTTTTCACTTGGGGACGTGCTCGGGTGCGGTATTATTTCGGATCCAGCGGTGAGGTATCGGAAGAAAGGTTGGTGAACTTTCCGGGTGTTGGAAGCCTAGTGCAGCGCCTTGAGGGCCTTGGGATTACCGTGGTGCAGAATGCCACAAGCATTGAGCTAACCAGTGACCGCGGCCTCATTGAGATCAGCCCGGTCGACTGCAACATTTTTAGCGATCAGACCGCTCCAAAATGGGAAATCGGTTCATCTCCTGTCACTATCTCAACAATTTACCCTCAGTCGTCATTCTGGACCGCAGGTAACGAGGCCACAATATTTGACAAGGCCATCGACGTGCGTCGACGACTGGCTGTTGAGCAGGGTTTCCTGAACAATTACAACGACGTCCACGACATCACTGAAGATCGCATTGGACTCCTTAGACTGACTCCTCAGGGCCTTGTTTGCAGCACTGGAAACCCTGTCGGCATCGACGGCAACCTGCTTATCGACTTTGAGGCTTACGCTACTTCGGGTCAGCTTTACATCAAAAGCCACAATCCCGGGTTTGGTGTGGGCGCTTGGCAAAACTTCTCGTTTTCATCAAGTGACGAAACGGTTCTGATCGGGCCTTCAAAGGTCAACAATGTCACCGGTCAATGGTTCAATCTGTTCCCGACTAAGATCGGCAGCAACATTGCAACATCGACGCTTCTCTACCAAGGATCAATCAACGCCGCCTTCATTCCGCCAGGAGGGCCTTGGGGCTTTAGCTCAAGCAACTACGACAACGAGCTAATGCGGGCTAGGTTTGGGGATCCTGACCAAGCTTCTGACTCTGGATTCGAGGCTGACTTTTGGGTCAACAAATGGGGTGGCCCCAATGGCGTTGATGCCTCGGTGCGGATCCCGGGGAGCCCAAACAACACACCGAAGTTCGTGGAAGGTCCGACTGGCCTGTTTCAGGCAGGAATTGATGACATATTCAAAGATCAACAACGGTCTCTTTTTGCATCAACGGTGCCGCTCCAAACCTCAAACACGGTGGCCACCTATCAGGACCAACTGACCTCAATCAAGTTCGACAACGGAGGCCACATTGACGACGTGTTCGATATTCCTTACCGACCCCTGCTGACTCAAAACGGCGGCCTAGGCTGTGGCCCATTTTTCCACAAGATCCCCAAGTCGGCCTGGCTGTGGAACCTGCTGCAATGGCGCCTCGACTCATGGACTCGATCAAACTGCCTGTGCACAATGGACAAGGCCCCAGAGTTGCCTCAGTTCTTTGGCACTGGCTACGAGCCCGACTTTGGCGAGGACGCTTGGTATCTTGACCAAGCCGGCTACGATCTCCTGACCGGCTACGGAGTCCAATGCTTCCAAGGCCAGGACAGTTTCGGAACCGACTATTGGTTTGTCCCACCGCAAAACCTTCAGACTTGGTGCCGGCGCTTTGGCTTCACCTCGGGCAACTGGCAAACCGAGAACGGCCAACCCACCGAGTCTCCAGTGGTGGCATCGACACGAGTCAAAGATTACCGCTCTTATTCGGAGCGAGAGACTCAACAGGTAATCAGCTACTTCGACGCAACCGTCAACGCGCAAAAATACATGACCCTGAGCTTCGTTGATCTCAGAGGCATCTGAGACCCACCTAGCCCTTGACCCTCCGATAGCCCTGCCGCCACAGGATCTTCCCAAGCCACTCACCATGACGCTCTACCTCCTCCTCGACCCACTCCGGATGCATGTGGTGCAGCAGCTCATGCACTAGCACCTCGAGCCTGTAACGCTCAGTCATTCGCGGGTCCAGCTCAACCAGCCCGTCACCCACCCAAGCTAGGCCGTCTGCCTTGTGCCGGTGCAGCTTACGTTCCGTGATCTTAACTCGAGGCGTTGCCATAGTGCTTGAGTTTAAGTTGAAATAATGCTCGAGGTCAGATGTGACCATTGTCCAAGGCCGAAAACGTGTGATGGCTGTCGGGTGCAGTCACGGCAACAGGGCCAACAAGGATGCATTGGCTGCTGCCCTGCTTTTCCGGGAGCAATTTAGACCCGATGAGGTGATCCACTTGGGGGACGCTTACGACCTTGCCAGCCTCCGCGCAGGCTCTCTGGCCAACCCTGATGACTCGGATCATGCGGACGACTATCTGGACGACATCGAGCGTGGTCGAGACTTTCTAAATGCCTTGAGGCCGACCGTGTTCATCCTGGGCAACCACGATCAAAGAGCTTTGAAGTACCTGCATCACCACAATACCGTGGTGCGTGGTTTTGCTGAAGCCATCTGGGACAAGATGTGTGAACCGATCAAACGGCACGCCCGAGTGTTCATCCAACATCACGACGTGTTGCCCAGGAGCTGGTACACGCTCGGCGGCTACAAGTTCGGCCATGGCATCCTCTACTCCGAGAACTTCATGCGCGACACCGCGGAGACATGGGGCAACACCGTGGTGGCCCATGCGCATCGCGCAGGCATGGCTACGGGACGCCGGAGCGACCATCCGGTGTGTTTGTCCCCGGGGACACTAGCGGACGCGCCTTGCATGGATTACGCGCTTCGGCGGAGGGCTACGCTTGCGTGGTCGCATGGCATTGTTTTCGGCGAATACACCGACACCACCGCCCAGCTCTACGTTCATCAATGGCCTCAGGGGGAAAAGTTATGGAATCTGCCGAGCTTCTAAAACGCATTCGGGACGAGATCCAGCGCAAGGTTCAGCAGCCCACAAGCGAATGGAAAACCGCGCTCCAGTGGGGCAAAGAATGGGGCCTCGGACGGGCTCAGACCAATCAAATGCTGACCTCGGCAGTCAAGGGCGGCATCATGGAGTTCAAGACATTCCGTATACCGATGCCGACCCGCGCTTCTTACCCAGTGCCACACTACCGATGCGTTTCGCCAACAAATTCAAGCCATTGATCGAGGTCGAGGTGGTCACGCTCGATGCCAAACTGCGGGTCGGTGAGACCAAGTGGGACGCCGTGGTTTATCGCAGGGTCGATGACGGCCAGATCCATTGCCGCCCCAAGGCTGAGTTCTTCGCCAAATTCGTGCTGATCGCAAAGAAGTGACCCCTGTTTGACCCCTGCAAACATTGGGTTTTCTCTCAAATCTACAGAAAAACAGTTTTTTGTGTAGACTGTCAGCGTGGTCTGGGTCATCTTGATCACGTCGAAGGCAGCAACACTTTAGGCCCGGGTGGGGCCAATACCACCCAACCAGGGGCGCGACTGGCCAACGCGCAAACCAATCAACACCAAAGCAAATCACAGCAACATGATCGCAAATCCTACCAAGTACATTCTAGCCCCTATTGGATCCACCGGAGACGATTTCGGAAGCCTCCACAACCTAGCCACCGGCGAGTTCATCCGCCGAGCTACCGAGGCCGAAGCTGATGCCAGTGAGGCGGCAGGTGACACCGGCGCCATCCTGGTCAATGGACTCATCTGCTACGTTCAGCCATGAACCTCTCCAACCTAATCACCGCCCTGATCATCGTCGAAAGCTCCGGCAACGACCTTGCCATCGGCGACAACGGACGCGCCCTAGGCCCCCTGCAGATCCACCGCGGGGTGGTGCAGGATGTGAACCGGATCACCGGCAGCAACTACCGGCACTCCGAGATGACCAACCGGGTGGCGGCCCGTGCGGTGTGCGAGGCGTACCTGACCCACTACGTGACCGAAAAACGAATCGGTAGAAAACCAACAGTTGCAGATTTTGCGAAGGTGTGGAATTCTGGCCCTGAAGGTTTTAAGAAAACCTGTTCAGACAAATACGCGGCCAAAGTTCAACTTCAAACCATCAAGCAAAATGACAATCACATTGAAAAACGGAAGGCAGTTCCAAATAGATGAGCAAGATTGGGAAAAGGTTAAGTGTATCAAGTGGAATGTTCACATTATGAAAAAGGGTTACAAATATGTATACACATTTCAGAAGTTAAATGAAAAGCGCAAAATGGTATACCTGCATAGAGTTCTTATGAATTGCAATGAGTCTTTATTTGTTGATCACATTAATGGAAATCCATTAGATAACAGAAGGTCAAATTTACGGTTATCTACAAACAGGCAGAACCAATGGAATCAGAAGCGCATAAGAGGTGCAGTTCCACATAAAGGCGTTACATTTGAAAACGGTAGTTTCAGAAGCAGGATTAGAATCAACGGAAAAAAGAAATCACTTGGGCAATTTAAAACAGCGATTGAGGCATCAAATGCATATAACAAAGCGTCTTTAGAATTGCACGGATCCTATTCACACACAGTTAAATGAAACCCAAAACCATCAACGTGACACCCACCACACATAAGGCCCTGCGCGACTACTGCCTCGCTTACGGCCTAAAAATGCAGGCAGTAGCCGACAAGGCCATCATGACATGGCTGAGAAAGGCGGCAAAGTGAAGCGCATCCTAGCAATCGACCCGGGCCTGTCCGGCGGCCTGGCTTTCTACGGCCGCAGCGGCGTGACGCTGGACGCCATGCCTGTCACCGACGCCGATGTGCGCGACCTAGTGCTCGACAGGCTGGGTGTGTCAGACGTTGTCTACATCGAGAAGGTAGGCGGCTATGTGGGCGGCAAGGGTGCCCCGGGGTCTGCCATGTTCAATTTCGGGCGCAACGTGGGCTTTCTGCACGGCCTTATCGCAAGCACCAAGACCCGGGTGATCGATGTGCCGCCACAACGCTGGCAGAAGACGATTGGGGCTGGCACAAGCAAGACCCACGGGAAGGGCTGGAAGAGCCACCTGAAGGGCTTGGCGCAGCAGAGGCAACCAAACCTGCACATCACACTGAAGACCGCGGACGCCGTGCTGATCCTTGAGCACGCCATGATTGCGGAGGGACTCAAATGAGCAAAAAACAAACTAAAGCCGAAGAAACAATCCGCCTCACATTCAAAGGTCTTCTGACTATCTATCTACAAGAGGAAAAACTAAGTGAGGTGTACAACGCAATCGAGCTGTATTGCCGTCGCAACAACCGGGGAATAGCAATCAACGAACAGAACACATTGGACTTTGTGGAAATGCAACGAGTGGAGGAAACCAAATGACTAAAGAACAAACAATCGAAGCCATCCGCATCATGCAGGCATTTGTGGATGGGAAGGAAGTGGTATCATTCTATGCACCTGCTGATACAGCAGATGATCCGTATTGGAACTGGGGTGACGACACAACAATGTACCACATCAAACCCACCCCAACATTCCGCCCGTGGACTGCGGACGAGGTGCCGCTGGGTGCGTGGATGAGGAGGGGGACAGATCCAAAATTCCGCTGGTTGATACTTAACGTGGGAAATGATGATATGAGGATGGATTTCTATTTGAAGAACGAACACTCCATCGACAAGGGTGTTACATGGCTCCCGTGCGGGGTGATGGAGGAGGCGAAATGAGCGACGACACTTTAGCAAAACTCATAGGCGTAGTTGCTGTGACTGCGTTTATCATCGGAATTATCTTAGGATTCACCAGAGGTGACACGGCACTGAGAGAAGAAGCCATCCTCGCAGGAGCCGCCTATTACACCAACGACACAAGCGGTAAACCGCAATTCAAATGGAAGGAGGCGAAATGACACCAGAAGAACAACGGATTGCTATCGCAGAAGCGTGTGGATGGACAGCAACAGTTGATGATGATCAGTTCTGGAGAGCAACAAGAGCAGACGGCTCAATGACCAGTGATCTTTGGTGTTCTATGAGCAGTGTTTGGAATGTTGGCATTCCCGACTACCTCAACGACCTCAACGCCATGCACGAGGCGGAGTAGGTGCTGACGCGTGAGCAAGAAAAAGAATACGCTTACCAACTAGAGGCCGTTTGCTGCCCACTCGAATACGGATGGCACGCCACCGCAACCCAACGCGCAGAGGCTTTCCTCCGCACGATTGGCAAATGGAAAGAGTGCAAATGACAACACAACAATCAAACACTAAACTAACTATGCCAATCAAAGACACAATTATTCTTGACAGCAAAAAGTTCAACGCAGAGTTACTCACAATCCACGCCGATGGACGTATCACTGTAGCCGAGCATCTGTCACCTACAGAGACAGCAGCTAAGGTGCTACAGATCATGCGTGAGCAATGGATGGCCGACATTCAATCCAAAAAGATTAGGGAACAAGAAGACCGCATCAAGCGGTTGGAGGATGCGGGGGATGTAGTCGAAGAACGAGTGGGATATGGGTGTGGATGCGGTGGGCCTTGTCGGGCTTGCCGTAGCGCATCCGAGAACTGGTTCAAAGCCAAGGAGGCCAAGCTGTGAGAAGTTCAACCGAAAAACTGATCAAAGCCATGCGGATATTGTCATCCGATATCCAATCCGACGATGGCGTGGCAAACGCAGCGATTGCTGAAGCAGCGCAGCGACTGGAAGAACAGCAAGAGCGCATCAAGCGGCTGGAGGAGGCTCTAGACACGCTGGTCAAAATGCACAGGTCTTTCATCGGAAAAGATGACGGCATAACCCACGAGCGTTCTTATTACTGCTTTTACAAGGGGCAGTACGATCATTGGAAAAAAGCCATTGATGTACTCGAAGCCAAGGAGGCCAAGCTGTGACTATCACAATCAAATCGTGGATCGTGCCAGCACTTATCACCGTAATCCTGCTGTGCGTCATGTTCAGGCCATACCGTTCCAGTGGGCAGTATGACTTTGGAATGGTCTTTCGGCTGTTTTGGCTGATACCTATTGGAGCCGTTTGGATGGTTTACATGGGTGTACTTCTAATCATCAAGGAGGCCAAGCTGTGACTTGCCCACATTGCGACTCACCGCTTGCTGTGAGTGATACTGCCGGGAATCCGTGGTACTGTTGCGGATCAACAAAAACCTTTCGCAGCATGTCATGTCTCGATCGTGAGCCACTTGCTACGAAGCTGCGTGCTGCGACCGAGCGCATCAAACTGCTTGAGGCAGTCGTCAACGACCCTCACGCGCTCTGGGCCAACTGGTTGCGTGGGAGCGTTGCTCTGCCGGTGGGCATCGGTGACGTAAGGGAGTATCAAGACCGCATCAAGCGGCTGGAGGAGGCTCTCCACCGCATTGCAAACACCGACTACCGCAGCAACCGCTCAACCGAATCCCAGATCGCCTTTGAGGCGTTGACGGAGGCCAAGCCGTGAGCATTGAAGAGCGAATTCTCAATATCGTCGAAGAACCAATTCAAATTTGGTGGCAACGCAAACTAAAACTCCGCGCCATCGCAATCGACGCTCGCAAATTGGAGGATCGGGTGAAACAACTGGAGCAGGAGAACGACGCCATGCGAGCGGATCTGCTGCTGTGGAATGAGAAGGGGGTTAAGTTGTGAATACCGTACCAGACAAATGCCCGTTCTGTGAATTACCTGTCCGCGTTCATTGCGGAAACCCAATCAAATCTAAGGATGGAAGATTTGCCACTTACGAGTGCAAGACAGCTCAAGATGTCGATTTGAACAATGGTGAATGGAGACGATATGGACAAAGCAAATTGTGTCGTGAGCGTCAGGTTCAAATCCTGACAAAGCAGCGTGATGAAGCTTGCGAGCGCATCAAGCGGTTGGAGGACATTATCAGTAGAGCAAGCAGAAGGTTCTTTCGGAATGGTTCAAACGGTATGGTTGCTCGTGGAATGCTGGCGATATTAGAGGAGGGGAGAAACAAACCATGATCACCAAACTGCACGAACTGCCGCCTGACCATCACCTGCGGAACACGGCCATTCAGAACATCGACGTGCGGATCAAATGCAGGCACAGCGGGACAACCCGTGACCCGCGGACCTGGCGCATCAAGAACGACACCTACAACAGGCTGTGCGACACCTGGCACATCAACTTCGACTTCATACTACAATGAAATCAGCTCAACAAATACAGAAGGAAGGCACCGGAGTCTATTGCATCACCAAGAAGGAAGCAGGCGAGACCTATCGTGCGGTGCAAAAGGTAAGGGTGGAGTTCACCAGCTTCTTTACTCGTAAACGAAAGGCGTCCAAGTGAACGACAAGCAGACAATCAACACAATGATGGAATACGGCGGGTCATTTGTTCGCAAACTTGGCGCTGCTGCCTATGTGGCAGACGAGGAGAACCTTGCCAAGATCAAAGCGACATGGCCCGACTACTGGGCGAAATACAGCCGTATGGCAAAACAACTTTCAGAGGTTGAAAAACAAGCCTCTAGGTAAACAACAACACAACAAAGAAAAACATGGGAATCACAGTATCAACAAAACAAGGCGGCGGGAATTTTACGCCCTGCCCGGAATACACAGGCCGAGCGGTCTGCATCGACATCACTCCGCTGAAAGCCTATGAGACCGAGTATGGCAGCAAGCAAAAATTCAAGATCGCCTTCGAGATCGACATTCTGGACAAATCACGCAACCCGGTGCAGCCCTGGGTGATCATGACGGCACCGATGACGGCCAGTCTGCATGAGAAAGGAAGCCTGACCAAGTTCCTCAAGGACTGGTATGGCCGGGCCCTAACGGCAGAGGAGACGGTCAGCCTCGACTTGGATACATTGATCGGCCGACCGGCCACCTTGGTCATTGCCCACGAGTTGAGCCAGGACGGTGCCAAGACTTACAGCAACATCAAGCTCATCATGCCCCACAAAAGCGGTGAGCCCCTCAAACCCTCGGGCCTGTGGGTCCGTATGCAAGACAGGCCGCCGAAGGATGACGACAAGGTGAAGACCGTGACGCCGGCAACTGCGGCCCCGGTTAAACTAGGTGACACCAAGGTGCATGTCGGCAAGTTCCGAGGCATTGCCCTGTCGGAGCTGACCAACGAAGCCGTGCGGGGACTTGCCGAGCATTGGCTGCCTAAGGCCAAGGTCAATTCAGGCAAGAGCCCTGAGGACATCCTGCTGATCGGTGCTGTGACTCAGCGCATGGAGGAGATCGAGAAGACTGAGCAGCCCGACTTCGACGACGTGCCTTTCTAATCCATCTTACTGACTCGTGGGAAGCCGGGGGCGCGCATCGGCCGACAAACGCGCATCAACTACTAACCCAAAGCAATTTAGCAATATGCCAGCCAATTCAAAAATCATCTTCGACATCGAGACCGGGCCCCTGCCGGTCGACCAACTCAACATCCCGCCCTTCGACCCAACGCAGGTCAAGATGGGCAACATCAAAAACCCCGACCTGATCGCCGAGAAGCTCCAGAAGGCCGAGGAGAGCCACACATGCGACTACATCCGAAATGCCGCTCTAGACGCCTTATCGGGCCAAGTGCTCTGCATCGGCTACTGGATGCCCGGAGGTAAAGGCTCAAACATCGTGTGGGCCGATGCCGATGGTGAGGCTGCCATGCTTAGGCAATGGTGGGCGCTGCTGAATCAGCACGAGCGCAACCCCATGCTGATCGGCTTCAACATCAAGGCATTTGACCTGCCCTTCCTGATCAAACGCTCTTGGAAGCATCGGGTAGAAGTACCCTACTGGCTCCGGAGCGGTCGTTATTGGGCTGAGACCGTGATCGACCTGCGCGAGGTGTGGCAGCTTGGAGACAGCCGGGCGCACGGCAGCCTCGGTGCAATTAGTCGGCACTTGGGCCTAGGTGACAAGGGTGGCAGCGGCGCCGACTTCAGCCTGTTGTGGAATACCGACCGGCAAGCAGCCATCGACTACTGCCTATTGGATGTGGAGCTGACCAAACGCGTGGCCGATGTGCTGATTCCGGCGTACTAGGGTCTGGACAACAACCAGATCAGCAGATAGGGAGCAACCCGTCGACGCGAGCCGTGAGAAGTGAACGCCGACACCACAACCAGAACCCATGTTCAACCCAATTTTCCCCACCCTTTCCGTGTTACGTCGCGTTGGTTCTGCGCGAGTTCTCACCACGGTCTGGGTGGGGTTTTCTGTTTGAATCATGATAATCGAACCCGACTTCCTAGATCACTGGAAGACCCGTCTACTGATGAGGCTTTTGGAAACCGAGTCAGCGCCTAATTACGTCATCCGGCTGTGGTCACATTGCCAAACAAGGAAGACCAACACCTTCCCAGATTGGAGCCCGGTCATCCTCTCATCAGTCTGCCGATGGCCTGGTGATGCCGATCTGTTTTGGTCGGCCATGCTGCAAACCTTCTGCCGAGTAGAAAACGGCCACCTGGTAGCCCACCAATGGGACGAGGTGAATGCCGGCCTGATAGCCTCATGGTCAAACGGAGGCAAAGGAGGACGCCCTAAAAAACCCACAGGTAACCCACAGAAAACCCACGGGTTACCCACAGGTTACCCACAGGTTAACCCAGAACCGAATCAGGTTAACCCACAGGTAACCCATGGGGTAACCGATAGAGAAGATAGAGAAGAGAAGACAGAGAAGACACAGGCGGACAAGCCGCCCCGTGTTCGTTTTGTCCCACCTACTTTGCAAGAGGTTGAGGCTAGATGCGCAGAAATTGATCTGCCATTGATTGAGGCTCAAAAGTTCATCAACTACTACGAGTCAAAAAACTGGGTTGTTGGTAAAACCAAAATGCATTCGTGGAAATCATCTCTTACAGGATGGAAATTGAGGAGGGAAGAATCAAGTCAGTCCGGATCTACCCAGCCAGCAGTTAAAAAGGAGATTGATTGGAGGCTCAGCGCATGAGCAACGAGGTTTTTTATCCAGAAGACGACGAATTGGGAATGATCGGCGCCTGCCTTACGGGATCCATCGACACCTGCGCAGATGCTCTGGCTGACGTAAGAAGCGATTGGCTGCTGAATGACAGCCTCCGACTGACCTTTGATCTTCTCCGTGGTTTAATCCAAGAGAACAGGCAGCCGACCCTTGGAGAACTCGGTAAAGAATGGAAGAAGGCTTATGGCCAATTGCCAATGCCTTTTGACATCTGGAACCAATCCATGGAGGTCTGCCCATCCCCGGCAAACCTGCCGTACTACATTCAAGGCATTACTGAGTCCGCCCATCGTCGTCAGCTCAGAGACGCTGGGGACCGTTTGATCCGTGAGTCCGCTGTCTTGACCCTTAAACCAGATCAAATCGTCTCTAATGCCGAAGCAGGGCTCACCATTGAGGTCTCCCGTGAGAGCCTATCAACCAGCAAACAGGTTGCCGGCAACTTCATTGACCAGATGCAGGAACGGTTTAACCGCAAGGGCACACTTTCGGGAATAGCCACAGGTTTCCATTGGTTTGACCAGAAGACCGACGGCCTCCAGCTCCGAGAGATGGCCCTCATCGCAGCACGGCCGAGCATCGGCAAGACTGCCATCGCCATTGCTATTGCTCACAAAGCAGCCATCCAAGACAAGGTGCCGACTTTGTTTGTCAGCCTAGAGATGTCCCAAGAGGCCATCTTCCGACGCATGGTTTCCACCATTGGGAGCATCCCGATGCAGAACCTAAAGAGCGGCGACCTGACCGATGGTGACATGAGATCCATGAGCACCGCATCGGCTAAGATTGCAAACAGCCCCCTCTGGTTTCTTGATGGTCCAAGCAGTCATAGCATTTCCAGCATTACCGCCCACGTCCGACGGGCTGTCCGCAAACACAAGGTGCGCCTAGTGATCGTCGACTACATCCAAAAGGTCAAAGCAGCCGACCGATCAGAAAAGCGCACCTACGAGGTCGCTGAGGTTAGTGGCAAACTTAAAGACATTGCTGTCCAGACAAATGTCGCCATGCTCGCCCTTGCTCAACTAAACCGGGAATCTGAGAAAGAAAAGGGGCGTCAGCCCAAACTCAGCGACCTAGCCGACAGCGGACAACTGGAGCGCGACAGTGACCTAGTGGCCCTTCTAAGCCGTGACAGGACCGAGCCATCTGGCGAAGCTGCCATCATCATCGCAAAGCAAAGAGACGGCGAATGCGGCCACGTCAAATTACATTACGAAGGCCAATACTGCCGCTTTTCTGATCCATCCCCAACCTTCTGACTTTTTCCAATGACAACTAAATACAACATCATTCACAACTACGTCCTCCAAGAAGCCAAACAACTGGTGCGATTCGCTATCAAGAGGGGCTGGATGTCCTACCCTCCCGGCACCCAGATTGACATCGAAGGCGATCCTATCCCCAACCTCGACACCGAGGAGAAGACAAGCAGCCCGATTACGCCAGAGCTTTGCAATAAAGCATTTGTTCTGCGTGAACGAGGGATGAAGCTAGACGATATTGCTTTAGCTTGTAGTGTTCCGCGTGGTTCTATTGCTTACATCATATCACAAGGGCATGAGGCTTACCTATTAAGGCTAAGAATAGATCCCAATAGCACTAAGGAGTCTCCTTAAGATAGTGCTAGAACAGGTGAACGCGAGAC